AGTGTAATCTACCTTGTTCAGACCAAACAACCTGATCGGATGTCATAGCCTCTTCTGCTCCAACTTGAGATAAAAAACCTGAGACAGTTCTGTTTCCAAAAACCTCAGCTTCTTTTTCCATTAAGTCAGGCAGGTATTGTTGCGCCCAACCGTCCGAAGAACTTGCTGTAGCGAAATCAATATAATTTGAACTTAACGTTGCCTTAACTGCTGCTGGCTGTAAGTTCGTTGCACCTGTAATTGCCATAATTTTGTAATTTTAAATTTATTGTTTATTTTTAATTTTGAATTTGAAATCATTAGAGTCATCACCTAGCACTTTGAACTTTAATCCACCTGTATTAATTTCACCACTATGTTGTTGTCGTGGATCCATATTGATGTTTTTAGATTTAGCTATGCTATTTTTTAAAGCATCAGCCTTACCTTGTTCGTAAAAGTGATTGGCAATTTTATCAGCATTCATAGCTGTAAATAGCGACTTGTGGTAACCTTTAGCATCTTCCATTTCATTATTTTTATTCAAAAACTTTTTGACAAAATTATTAATGTCACTTTGGCCACCTTTCACTGTATCTGAGTCTTTAACGTTAAACCTAAACTTTTTGTCCCCAACGTTATATTCAAAACCTTTGAAATTCTTGTTGAACACTTGGTCAGTTTTATTTAAAAACGTACGGTGTTGTTTTTCTGCTACTTGTTGCTTTTCTTTTGATTCCGTGTTGTACCTATTGAAGAAGTCAACTGCTTTCTGTTGCTCACCAGTGAGCTTAGAACCATATTTGATATCTTCATAATATTTGGACTTCGCACCGTCCAGGTGTTGCTTTGCTTGAGCAACTTGCTCCTTCAAAGCTAATTTCTTTCTTTTAACGTCTCTTTCGTCATCCATATCTTCATCGTAAGAAAATTGATCTTCCATCATAAAGTCAATTTCATCCGAGTCTAGATGAGGTTTTGTTTGCTTGTAATATTCTTTAAGTAAAGAATCGTTATCTAATTTAGAGTAATCTTGATTCAACTTAACGTAATCTTCTAAATCACCACCTGTTTCTTCCATGAACTGCATTAGTTTTTGGATGTTTTCAGGAAGTTCTTTTCCAGTGGCCTCTGCTTCAGCAACTGCTTCTTCAACCTGCTCAGTTAACTCTTCAACTTCATCTGTTATCTCTTCTAGAGTTGGAGTTTCTTGTGTTTCAGTTTCCGATTGTATTTCTTCTTGTTCTTGTGCGGAGTCGGTAGTTTCAGTGAGTTCAGCCACTCCTCCGTCGTCAACGTTGTTTTCAACAACTTCTTCTTTGGTTTCATTTTCTGGTTTTTTACTTAAATCTACCTTGACAACACTGTCGTCGTCCTTACTTTCAAATTTACTTAAATCAACTTCAGGTTTCGTTTCTTCTACCTTAGTGTCGACTTGCTCTTGAGCGATCTCTTCGATTGCTTCTTCTTTTTTCTTTTTTGCCATAATAAAATATTATATAATTAATAAAATTGTTTACCTAGGTTCAAATGCCCCTAAGTCGAATCCACCACCTACCATATCATTACCTGCAGATTCAAACTTTTTAGGTGGTTTTCCACTTTTTCTTTGGTCTATAAGCTCTGATTGTTGAGTGGCTTGTATTTTTGTTCTTTCGTCTTTACGATCTTCTTTTGATTTTTCTCTATTCTGCAACCCGTCAGTCTCAATTTGCTTTAATTGCATATTGTATTGGAACTCTAATTCCATCAATTGTTTTTTAGCTTCTACTTCTTGCATCATTTTTTGAGAATCAAATTGGAATTTTGTCTGTTCCAATTGCATTTTAGACTGTGTTAAAGATTGATCTTTTTGCATTTCTATTTGAGCGGCGTTTTGAGCTGCTTGAGTATTAGATTCTGATTGTGCTTTAATATTTTCTAATTGCAGTTGTCTATCTCTTTCTTGTTTCTTTTGTCTTCTTATTTTTAAAAGTTGATTTGCTACTTTAATGTTTTTAATTTCTCTAAGATCGATAGCATCTTCTAACTCTATGTTCTGTTGTTGTAACGCTACTTGTATATTGTTTTCTAAAAGTGCTTTCTCTTCCTCATCAGGAGCTAATTCTATAAATATACCAAAATCATATAAATGTAATTCTGCTATCTCTTCTAATGTCGCTACATTATGTCCACCAATTTGCTGTATAAAAGCATCTTTTGTAGGAGAATATTCGATAATATCAGATATTCTTAAAGATAAACATTCAGCTACTTCTGCCGTTAAGAATAATCCCGCATTCAATATATGTCTAGTCGCTGTATTAGAATTTGCTGCTGCTATTTTTTGTATTCCTACTAACGCATTTTTATCTGGTGTAGAACCATCTCTCGCTTCATTTAGTCCGGTCACATCTCTGATCATTTGTAAATAATAGTTGTATGTACCAATCAAAGCCTGCATTTTATTACCACCACTACCAGATGTTATTTCTTGAATAGGTACTTTACCAGGATTCATGTCACCTTCTGAGGTAAAGCTTCTCCCAATTACAGATCCAGTTTGGAAGAACATATTTAATGCTTCTTGTGGATTATAGTTTGTTCCGTTACCTAAATCAACCTCAGCTAAGCCATCAGCGTCTAAATAAACTCCATCTGGAACCATTCTAGACATAACTTGCTGCAGTTTCAAGTGTGTTAGCTGAATCATGTCAGCAAAACCTGTTATACGCTTTACCAACGAGTCGATTTTACCTTTGTACATTCTAGGTGCCACCATAGAATAGTTCATTTTAACTTTTGTAAAATCACTTTTAGGACGCGCCATATTTTTAGCCATTTCCCATTTAAGTAACTTTTCAGTGCCAAGAATCTTAGCTCCTTCATATAAACATTCTACAGATCTTTGCAACCTTTCATACCCACCTTCTTTATCTGCAGGAGGATTAAATGTATCATCTTTTTCAATAGCTTTATAAGCTCCAGATCCAGTTTCTTTCATTTTATAAACCTCATTCATATAACTTTTGTAATTAAAGTATAAGACTTGAACTTGGTTGTTATCTATCTCTCTAGATGTAGAATGCCCATGGTGATTATTAGAGTGAATTGATTTGTTCTTCATAATATCCTCTAAATCCTCTTGAGTTAGATTTGGAAATTGTTTAGTTAATTCATTTACAGGTATTGTTTTAACTTCTCCAATATAATATATATCTTCGAAATAAGGAGATTCTGAATATGAATATACTAAATCAACAGGATCCACATAGTCTATAGTTACCCCTTCGGAAGTGTTAAAACCTGTTTTTACAGCACCAATACCTAATACGGTTAAATCTCTATAAAACCTTTTCTTTATTAACTCATAGCGATTTCCTTCCATTAAAGTTCTCAACGCTTGCTCTTCTGCTAATTCCACAGACTGCTTGTAATTAAGCTGCATGTGTATACCTAGTTCTTCTAAACTTTCAGGTAGCTCATCTTGATCTGTCTTACGTGTGTTTATTCCAAGTTCTCTTTCTACTAAATCGTTGAAATCCTTTAATTCCATGTCGCTCATAATGCTTTCCATGTAATTGGTTCTCTTTTCGACTCCAAAAGGATCTTGGGAGTACGCCTTTACATCGTACATTCTCTCGGCGATACCGTTCACAACAATATCAACAAACTTAGGTATAATTGGAACTGGCGTCCAATCTAGATTTAAGTAACTTAAGTCACCATTTATAGATAACTCATCTTTATATTTTTGTATTGATTGACTTCCACTAGCGTATAATCTTAAATTATGAAAGTTGTTTTGATTTGTAGTATATCTAGTATAACCACGATCTTTATGAAACCACTCAGACTCAATAGCTTGAGCTACTTTTAATCCATAGTCGTAACTTAGCTTTTCAGCATCACTTACAACTTGACTAGGGAAATAATTATGTACAGACTCTGCCATATTTTATTTTATTATTTTAGATGCGTTTCCAGTATTAGTATACTTCGCAATATTTATGTTTAATTTTTGTTTCTCTATTTTAGCGTTTGGTCTATACAGATGTCTGTTGCAAGCCATTATAGCTAGCCCAGAACTTATAGACGCATCAAACTTTGTTCTTTTATTTATGTCAAATCTACTCCAATCATTCAGTGTTTCATTGAAATATATGTTTCCATAGTTCCCATCACCTAAATGACCAACGTGACTCTGTATATACATTTCAATAGCAGCAGCATGCGCTTGCTTAATATCTTCACTTGAATTAGGTATTCCACCTATTTCTTTTTCTGTTACAGATAACTTGTTCCATAGTTTATCTGGTCTATTCATTGAGTAACCTCTATAACCTCTTCTTCTTAAGTGGTATAATAATCTCGGTTTATTATTCTCACATAGTAATGGCATTCCATAAAACACCAAGGCCATCAATACGTCTTCGAAGAAAATATCAGCAGTCGGAGGTCTCGCTACGTATTCTAAAAACATATGATTAGGAGGACAATCTTCCATAGAAAACTTTGTTAATCCGTGTAAAGCTCCATTAGATCCTTTTCCGTCCACGGTTCCTGATATATCATAACTATCACAACCAAAAGCTCCCATGTGTTCATTTGCAGGATACTTAATTCCATTCTTTTGAATAATCTTATTCTGCATGTGTTGAGGTGGAAACCAACTCACTTTAAATCTACCTTTTGGATCTGGGTAGAATATAACCTGCGTGTCTTTTATACCATTAACCCATTGAAAATTACCAACTGATAATACTGCTGAGTTACCTATGCCTTCGTTATAATCTATCTGCTCGTATATCTTAACTAGATTGAATATAGAATTTTTAGCCTCATCTCTAAACGCGTGTTCTGTAGTTCTTGGAAATTGTCTATAAAATTCATTTAATCCATCTTGGTCAGATTTTAATCCTTCAGCTTCATTATTCCAGTGTTCTATTATACCTACATCAATTAATTCGCCATCTGGTCCGAGTACATCATGATCTGGACTATCGAAGACTGGATATCCGAACTCATCAATAAATCCTTCATAGTTCCATTCCATTGGGATAAAAAGAGAATATAAACCAGATTTTGTCTGTCCATTACGATTTCGTGAGGTAACGTCTGAAGCATTGTATAGTTTTTTAAAATTATCCCCTCCTTTGTCAAGGGCGTTAGAAGTTGAGCCCATCATACATTTTCCTACTATTCTACTACCTAATCTTAAACAAGTTTTTGTAACTCTCCAATTGTTTAATATGTTATCCGGTCTTTCCCATTTACCACTTTCATCATGAACTAATAACGCTAGTTTTTCTCCATCATAACTATTGTCTCCTGTATTCTTCCAATCTATAGTTGTGTCTAATCCCTTAATATCTTCGAGTTGTTCATTCGCCGTGATCTTTTTTCTAGTAAACTTACTCGCAGGTACTCTGTAAGCAAGCTCGGACTTTGGCCGATCCATACCATCTTGGATAGGTTTAAAAAAGAAAGGATAGTTAATCGATATAGGAACAACTTTGTCTGTAAACATTTTTTTCGCATCTGCACCTGATTTAGATAATATACCATATCTACTATCACTCGATATAGTAGCTAAGTTAACTGTTTCTGCACTTGACATAAAAGAAAATCCAGAACGTCTATTTTTAAGATAACACATTCCATAACATCTTTTGTCCGCTTTACAGGCCTCCCAGAATATAAAGAACAATCTGTTTGCTTCTCTAAAATCTGGAGCTCCAACGTCAATTTTACTCCATTGTAAATACATATAGTGCGTACCGGTTATCCAGGTTGGTTTACCATTATTCATAAACCAGAAACCCTCCTCTCGTCGTTTAAATTCTTCGTCTATGTAATCGTACCATTTTTCTTTATTGCTTTCCGGATAACTCCTCCAATCGAATATGTTTTTGATCCTCTGAAGCTCTTTAGGATATTCCTGCTTAACCCACTTATTCTTTGGATGCGTATATACTTCTTTAGGTGGTTTCGGTAGCGCTATAATTAAATTTTGTATCTCTATAATTTCACCTATAACTCCATTGTGTGATAACACAATTAAGTCGTGTTCTTTATTGTAACCGTATTTCCACTTCTTACCTCTGTTCATTCTGGTAATAGTGGTTCTTTTTATCGGTTCTACTATGTTAACTAAACTTTGCTTGTACATTACTTAGATCTACCTTCTGCGAATCCTTTAAAGACTTTTTTCTCTGCCTCTTCAGGTGCTTTGCCCTCAAGCAAGTTTTCTTCTTCTTGGATTCTTGTAAGTATTTCGAATGCGTCAAATATAGCTAGTTTTTTAGTAGCTGCGGCATTTTTCAATCTATCTGCTGATATATCATCATCACTATCGACGATAGGTTCCTTTGCAACTTTAATCAGTTCTTCAACTGCTTTCTGCCCAGCTTGGATTATATTCTTCTTCGTTTCCTTCGTATTCATATTTAATTGTAATAAATTGTGTCATAACTCTATACAGTCTCTTTCCATCGACTACAAATTCGTACGTTGAAAAAGGTGTGAATCCTACTAGATCTCCTTTCTCGTAAGAACCATCAGTATGCTTAACGATACCGATGCATGATTCTTCTTGATCTACTCCTA